GGGGGAGGGTGCCCGAATATAACACCCCCTCCTTTATCGCGGCGGTCTTTAAAAAATCCCCGGGGGTAAAATTATATTTTTGTATTACGGTTTTGACCCCTGGGTTTATTCATACTATTAAAGAGGTGTTGGATGAAGAGTCTGTTATCATGTTACTGGCTGCATGTTAACCTCCTTTCTTTGTCCATATTCGCATACCTCCAAATCATTTATGTCTACTCTTTATCCAATATCTCTTTAATAGTATGAGGAAAGAATTATATTAATACAAAGAAAGAGGTGTGGACTAATGGGAAAGTCAGTAATAAATGATAGTAACTCCCAAACAACTAGGCCTGCACTTTCATCGGAAGCAAAAGAGAATCAGTTAGTTTCGTTAGCAGTAGACCTTGCTGAAAAACAGTTGCGAGAAGGAACTGCATCTGCTCAAGTAATTACACATTATTTGAAATTGGCTACTACTAGGGAAAAATTAGAGAAAGAAAGATTAGAAGAAGAGAATAAATTACTTCGAGCAAAAACGGAAGCTCTTCAATCTGCTAAGAATGTTGAAGAACTATATAAGGAAGCGATGAACGCCATGCGTACATATTCTGGAAATTTCTCAGGAGTCTCTACAGTAGATGATGTATAAAACTTATTCTGAATTATGTGAGCTCGACACATTTGAAGAACGTTTTAGATATTTGAAATTAGATGGAAGTGTTGGCGTTGATACTTTCGGATTCGATAGATATATGAACCAACAGTTTTATAGATCTAAAGAATGGAAAGATATTCGCGATTATGTAATTGTTAGAGATGGAGCTTGCGATCTTGGAGTAGAAGGATTTGAATTACGTGGAAAAATTTTAATACACCACATGAATCCAATTTCTCAAATTGACATAATACGCACAACTGATATTTTACTTAATCCAGAATTCCTAATATGTACAAGCATGATAACACATAACGGAATTCACTATGGCGATGAGTCATGTCTTAGAGATCTCTCTCCTGTTAATAGAAGACCGAACGACACGTGTCCGTGGAAAAAGTAAATTAATAGGAACTATATTATATGACACGAGATGAATATTATGCAGCTTTAAATAATTCAAAAGAAGAGCTTAAGCACCATGGAATTAAAGGACAGCAGTGGGGAGAACGAAATGGCCCACCATATCCATTAGATGAAAAAGGTCAGAAAAAATTTGCTAAACAGATCGAGAAAAATATGAAACGAAATAACCATAGTGGTGTTCATAAAACAATCGAAAAGTCCGGAATTCTTGAAGATGCCCGATCAAAAATTGACATCGATAATTATGTATCAGAAATGGCGCAACTAGATTCGAAAGCTGAAGCGATGCTAATCGATTATAGCTTTGAACAAGAGAAATATTCTACCATAGCTGGAATAATGTCCAGTGATGGAACATTGTCAGATATTAGCCAGTGTGCATGGTTCTATACATACGAAGACGGAGACCAAGGATTTCAAAATTCTATAGCTGTATATTTGCATGACACTAATCAAATCGAAGAGGCAAACGATTTAGTTACTAAAGCTGTATCCATTGACAAAAAATTTGAAAATAATGTTAAAGAATACGTGCATGATACTATGGGTGATGTTGGCATGTCCGAAATCAGGACAAATATGTATTATAAGACCGCTCAGAAGCAAGTAGAAGATTACATTAATTTTAAAGAGTCAGATAAAATATTTGATGCTGGTAGTACAGTATATTACCAATTATCAGAAGGCGCCGACAACGCGTCATGGGGGGTTGACTCCAACAAACGTATGGCCGATGCCAAAAAAGTAGTATCGAAGATTGACTCATCTATATATGAATTTGATGGATGGTTAAAGTTTGATAAGGTTATCGAAGAACTTGGTTGGAGTTCCATTAGATACGACGAAATGACTGATGCCATGTGGAAAGAGATTAATGAAAAAGTTAGAAACATGAAATAGGAGGCACCATGATATGACACGAGATGAATATTACAATGCGTTGTCTCACTCTGCGAAAGGTACCTCCTGGAAGAAAGCTAATCCAAAATACACAAGCAAAGAGAACGGCCGATACAAGTATAATAATACAAAAAGTTTTGGTGATAGATTAGCATCAGCAATTAATACAACAAATGAAAAAGCTCAAAATGATCAATACATTCTAATGGCATCCGCTGTTAACAATGCTAATAAATCTCAATCAGAAAAATTACAAGCAGCTGGTAAAAGATTTCTAAGAAAAATATTTGGAACTGGAGGAGGTCATTCAATATGATGCGTGACGAGTACTATAAAGCTCTTCGTAAATCACAAGACGAATTGCAGCATGATTCATTAGGCGAGGAACGTCGTAATCATAGATATATTGATAGAAAAATTGTAAATGGAAAAATTCAATACATTTATCCAGAAGACAAGCTTTCATTCGATAAGCATAAGACACGAGATGATTCACATTTAGAGCGTGACAAACGTAAGTCAAAAGATACCAGTTCTAAAAGAAAATCAAAGAATATTAAAAGTTCTGTAGATAAGAAAAAAGAGAAAAAATCAAAGAAACTTGAAAAAATTGCTGATGATGTAATACTTGGAAAATATGGCAATGGTGAAGAGCGTAAAAAAGAGCTCGGCGATAATTATGATAAAGTTCAGAGATTAGTAAATGAAAAATTACTTGGAAAAGAGGCCGCTGACAGAATTGCTGCTAAGAGAGAAAAAGAGACTGACAAGAAAAAAGTTAAAGTCAAAGTTTCAGAGGCTGTAAAATCTAAAAAAGTCAATCATGGAAAACGAGCTGCAGCGGTTTGCAGAAAAAAGAAAGTTCATAAAATCAATGAACCATTGGTGCTAATTGGGGTGGAAAGATTGGAGTCCATTTTCGACATTAGCAAAAATAATATGAGGTAATGATGCATGACACGAGACGAATATTATGCTAATTTGTCGAAGACTGAAAATACTATTAAGCATTGGAAATATATAGATAAAATAAAAACAGCCGCCGGTAAATGGAGGTATATATACAACCAATCAGAATTAGTAGATAAGGTGAATGACGTGTATAATAAAGTTTCTGATACATATACTAATATGTTTAAGAACAATATTTATGACACTGATAAATACAGCTATAAAGATAAAATTAGCAAAATAGAAAACACCAAAGAGTGGCAAGATATTGTGAAGTCGGACAACCCGGAGTATACAAAGGTTGACGAGAACGGCAATAAGACACATGATATAGATTCATATCTGTTGAAAAAGAAACACCCTGGACTAGATGCATTAGACGATGCTATAAATGGTCGCGACATTACAATCAATAAGATTACAAAAGAGTCAGCTACTGCCGGTTTAAATGATTATGCTAGAACTGGAATGGAGTACGTAGCTTTAATGGGTACTTTATTTGGTATGAAAATAAAGAACTCACAAGGCAGTTATGAAGATGAGAAATCTGAAATTAAAGAGCGTGCTAAAAATGTGTATGATGCAGCTGACAGTACAGCTGTAAAAACTGTTTCTGATATCAATAGAGCAAAAGAATCAAAATCAGATTATCAGAATGTACTAAACAATGCCATAGTAACTGGTCAAGTATATGCTGATGACTATCTTGGTATTAACGACGCCACGAAGAAAAAGAGGAAATAACATGACACGAGATGAATATTATGCTGCTCTAGGAGATTCAAAAGAAGCGCTTAAGCATCATGGTACTACAGGGATGGAGTGGGGCAAACGTAATGGTCCACCATACCCATTAAATGCAGAGGGTAAAGCAGCTCTTAAAGAGCAGAAGAAGAAAGCCAGAGACGAGCGTAATCATGAGATAGGAAAAGAACGATTAGAAAATCGTATTAAAAAAGCTAACGAGGATTCCGATGTCGATAAGCTATCTTCAAAAGTTGGATGGGATAACACTATGAAAGCTGCCGAAAGACATAGAGAAATTAAGAATATTAAGCAGCTGTCAAACGAGATTCTTGACGATGAAAAGAGAACTACAGAACTCGGACGAGTTACAAGAAACACAAGAATAGCTACTATAGTTGGAACATCTATAGGATCTGCTACAGTTGCAACAGTATTAGGATATATTGGCGTATGTACTGTAGAATCTTTAGCTGGAGGAATTCCAGGACTATTCTTAGGTGCTGCCACTATAGCCGCAGGAAAAGAATACTACGACAAGACAAAATATTAATCTATCTTATGAAAGATTAACTCTTCCAATTAGCCAGTGGAAGATGGTATAATACACTTATTCTAAGGAGGTATAAGTTATGTACTGTAATGAATGTGGACACGAAAATCGAGAAGGAGCTAAATTTTGTGATGCTTGTGGAGCAAGACTAAACACCGTAGAAACACCAAAACTTATAAAGCTTAAGTGTAATGATTGCGGCGGAGTTATGGAGACTGATGCTGATCAGACAGTCGCAAAATGTAAGTTCTGTGGTTCAACAGCTATATTTGCTGTAAGCGAAGAAGTTCGTCTTAAAAGAATGGACGTAGAACTCGGCGAAATTGGTGTTGAACAGACGAAAGCAGATATTGAAAAAATTAAAGAAGAACGTTGGGATATGGTGCTACCTACAGCTACTGCATTTGTCGCAATGATTATAATAGCTATATTTTTTTATATAATTGTAAGCATATAGGTGCCCCCAAATAGCAAGGAGGCTTATAAAAAATGGATAATAGCATCCTTACATCAATTAAGAAACTGCTAGGTATAGCAGAAGAGTTTACGCAATTCGATCAAGATATCATAATTCATATAAACGCAGTCTTTTCTATTCTAAACCAGATGGGTGTTGGAACAGAAAAGGCTTTTTTTATTTCTGATGAAACTTCTATATGGTCGGATTTCTTAGATGATAGAGAAGATCTTGAAATGATTAAATCGTATATGTATATGAAAGTACGTATGATGTGGGATCCACCAACAAGTTCTACGTTGGCAGAATCTATGAAAAACATGATATCAGAATACGAATGGCGTATGTATTCATTAGACAATTTTAAGAAGGAGGATACAGATGGCATATAAACCACCATCAAAGACAATGACCGAAGCTAAAGAGTTGTATCATTTCGGAATTCCAGGAATGAAACACGGAAAGCGTAGATCAGCTCATTATCCTCTGAAACAGGAGCAATTCTCCCCAGAGGAGTTAAAAAACGGTGCTAAAGAAAGCGTATGGGCTAACGGCGATCCAAACGCAGAGCACAGAGAAGACCCAAATTCAAAGAATCAAAATGGAAGCAACGAACCTCCAAAAGAAGTAATTAAGAATAAAGATTACTATAAGAAGCATTCCGCAAGTGAAATGAGCGAACAGGAGATTCGAGAAGCTATTGCGAGAATTGAATTAGAAGATCGATATGATAGAATGACCGGTCAAAACCAAGTTGTTGAAAAAGGTGAGTCAACAGCTAAAAAAGCTATGAAAGCATTTGCCGCTAAATCAGCTACTACATTAGCTGAAGACCTTGGCGGACGAATAGGACGAAATGTTTCCAAAGCAATTTCTGATTCTTTATTCGGAAGCGAAGAGCAGCAGAAAGAAGAATCCGAAAAGAAGAAAACCGCTGCCGAAGAGCATGAAGAAAAGAAGATGCTGAAGACGATTGATAAGAAAATCAAAAAAGCAAAAGAGGATGGCAAACCTATACAGAAAGCACTCAGCAAGAAAGAATTGGAGTTTTTATCGGATCGTTATAACAAAGAAGAAAACGCTAAGAAAGCGCTTGGACTGTGGGAAGATAAAGATGCCAAGAACGCTTCAAAGGTTTCTGAAGCAGTACGACGTGCTCGTAGAGCATCTGATGAAGAAGAATTCATGGCGTGGGCCAGTGCTAATTTAGATGCCGCTAATGCAAAAGCGTTTAAAAATCTTATGTCCGATTTGCATTCAGGATATAGTTCATCCGATAAAATTAAAAACACATCTTCTAATAATAAAGGTAACTCCAGTTCACCAAACAAATCAAATAGTAATAAACAGACTATTGGAACAATAAAGTACTCAAATCTTAAGGACATATACAGTAGTGAAATGGATAATGGTGCTCTTTTTATCAACACAGTTGATTTAAATTCTTTGTATGACAATCATAGCACAAAAAACACAAACATGTCTTCGTATGCATTCGGTAAGAAATCATTAAAAAAGAAGAAAAAGAAAAAGTAGGTAAATACCAATGTCATTATCAAATACAGCAACACCAATTTATTATGGCCAGTTTCGTGATGCTGTTATTAGAGGTGAGATACCTGTTAATAAAGAGATATCGATGGAAATGAATCGAATCGATAATCTCATAGCAGACCCAGAAATTTATTATGATGATGAAGCTATAAATGGATTTATCGCATATTGTGAGAATGAGTTGACATTAACAGATGGAAGTAATCTTAAATTACTAGACTCGTTTAAATTATGGGCAGAGCAAATATTTGGATGGTATTACTTTGTTGAAATGTCTGTCCCTGAACCGGATCCAGATACCGGAGAGGTTAGGTATGTGGACAGGATCGTTAAAAAACGTCTGATACATAAACAATATTTGATAGTAGCAAGAGGTGCTGCGAAATCAATGTACGCATCATGTATTCAAAGTTACTTTTTAAACGTTGACACATCGACCACACATCAAATCACGACTGCGCCTACTATGAAACAGGCTGACGAAGTAATGTCGCCTATACGCACATCTATAACTAGAGCTAGAGGCCCGCTGTTTAAGTTTTTAACAGAAGGCAGTATTCAAAATACAACTGGTTCTAAAGCAAATCGATGCAAATTGGCATCTACAAAGAAGGGTGTTGAGAATTTCTTAACAGGCTCTTTGTTGGAAATAAGACCAATGAGCATAAATAAACTCCAAGGACTAAAAGTTAAAATCGCAACAATCGACGAGTGGCTATCAGGCGATCTCAGAGAAGATGTTATTGGTGCCATAGAGCAGGGAGCATCCAAAAACCCAGATTATCTGATCGTTGCTATAAGTTCAGAGGGAACTGTTAGAAACGGTAGTGGCGATACTATAAAAATGGAGCTTATGGACATACTCAAAGGCGAGTATGAAAATCGATACGTATCTATTTGGTATTACCGATTAGACGATATTGAAGAAGTGAACGATCCTTCGATGTGGCTTAAAGCTAATCCAAATCTTGGAAAGACAGTAAGTTACGAAACATATCAGTTAGATGTCGAACGAGCCGAAAAAGCACCTGCGACAAAAAATGATATTTTAGCAAAAAGGTTTGGTATTCCTTTAGAAGGATTTACTTATTATTTCACATATGAGGAAACATTACCTCACAAAAAGAAAAGAAGTTTTAGATCATTACCATGCGCTCTTGGAGCGGACATGTCTCAAGGTGATGATTTCTGTGCATTCGCATTTTTATTCCCACTTTCAAATGGCTGCTTCGGCGTTAAGGTTCGAAGTTACATTTCATCACTAACATTACAAAAGCTACCTCCAGCGATGCGATTTAAATACGATGAATTTCGTGACGAGGGAAGTTTAGTAGTATTAGAAGGCAACATGCTTGATATGATGGAAGTTTATGAAGATTTGGATAACCATATCATAGAATCTGATTACGACGTTAGATGTATTGGTTATGATCCATATAATGCGGCGGCTTTTATAGATCGATGGGAATTAGAAAATGGAGCATATGGAATTGTAAAAGTTCCTCAGGGCTCGCGAACAGAAACAGTGCCACTTGGCGAATTAAAGAAATTATCTGAAGAGAGAATGCTATTATTCGATGAAGAATTAATGTCATTTTGTATGGGAAACTGTATCACTCTCGAAGATACTAATGGAAATAGAAAACTTCTTAAGAAAAGATACGAAGCCAAAATCGATAATGTTGCGGCAATGATGGACGCATTTATTTCATTTAAGGCTAATCTTGATAATTTTGAATAATTTCAAAATGGAAGTTAGGAGTTAAAAAATGTCATTTAGAGATAGACTTCAACATGGATGGAACGCGTTCATGAATAAAGATCCAACAGGATATGGAGTCAATAATAGAATTGGAGAATACTCCACATCTACTAGACCAGACAGGTTAAGGCTTACAAGAGGAAATGATAGGTCTATAGTAACATCAGTTTATAACAGGATAGCTCTAGATTGTGCAGCTGTTAGTATTCAGCATGTGCGTCTCGATGACAATGAGCGTTTTGTAGAAACAATTAATTCTGGATTGAATAGTTGTTTAACGATGTCAGCTAATAGAGACCAGACAGGACGTGCCTTCAGGCAGGATATTGTTATGTCGATGTTTGATGAGGGATGCGTCGCAATTGTTCCTGTTGATACAGATATTAATTTGGAAGAAAATAATTCATTTGATATTTTATCGATGCGAACTGGAAAGATAATTGAATGGAGCCCAATCAACGTATTAGTCAGACTGTATAACGAAAATACTGGTCAATACCAGGACATATGGCTACCTAAGGATAAAATAGGAATTGTTGAAAATCCATTCTATTCAATAATGAATGAGCCGAATTCAACTTTAAAACGTCTCATAAAGAAATTAGTATTATTAGATGCTATAGATGAACAATCTGGCTCAGGCAAATTGGATTTGATAATCCAGTTACCATATGCCGTTAAGACAGATGCTAGACGACTTCAAGCCGAACAAAGGCGAAAAGACATTGAAGAACAGTTGTCAGGAACCAAATATGGAATAGCATACACAGACGGCACAGAACATATCACACAGCTCAACCGTTCGGTTGATAATCAGCTAATGTCACAAATTGAATACTTAACAAATATGCTATACAGCCAGCTTGGAATAACCACATCTATTCTAGATGGCACAGCAGATGAGAAGACAATGCTTAATTACAATAATCGAACCATTGAGCCTATCCTCTCAGCAATAGTTGATGAGATGAAGCGTAAATTCTTGACAAAGACCGCTAGAACTCAAAAACAATCAATCATGTTCTTTAGGGAGCCATTTAAGCTCGTTCCAGTAAATGATTTAGCAGAAATAGCAGACAAGTTCACACGTAATGAGATTCTATCATCGAATGAGGTAAGACAAATTATAGGTATGAAACCTATAAGCGATCCGAAAGCAGATGAGCTAAGAAATAAGAATTTAAATGCGTCAGATGGACAGGAGTTCACTACAACACAAGCGTCTGAAGATGACGACTGGGCAATACCTGAAGATACATACGAATAAAACAAGGAGGAAAATTCAAAATGGCAAAGTTTGATTTTAGTGGCTGGGCTACTAAAAACAAACTTTGCCATTTTGAATTTTCC